CTCTGCCCATGTGTTTTGATACTCTAGATCAGGGAAGGTATTCCATACTGCTTCCTTCCAGTTTTTCCATAAATTCATTAGTCAAAGATTCCGTACGGTGTCAAGTCATATTTTACCTTTTCGATGCCCTCGTGTTTTACACGGTTGGGTTGTCCTATCTTTTGTAGGATGTCACCAGGTATTTTCTTTTTGGTGATGTCATAGGGTATAGGTGCGTTTGATACGCACACCCTAACACACTCCCATTCTTCTTCAGTTAATTCAATGTGGGTCATAGTATCTAATGAGTGCTCCTGTTGCTACAACAAGCACTACTACAATAATAAGGGCGATCATTTTGCTTCCTCCAATTCTTCGATCATTTTCTCTACTTGTCCTTTCAAGGAATTGTAGAACTGAGAGTTAACATGCTCAGGTTTCATACCCAACAGTGTCGCTGCCTCACGTACCTGTGCCAGTATGCGTTTTGCTTCTGGTCGATCAGATAAGGTGACACGCATGAACATTGTCTGTTGTAGATCAATGAGTTCTAACAACTTTATCAGTTGTTGGATCTTCTGATCCACAGTAAGAATTATCCCCATGCGATTGATGTCGACATAGAGATCCTGCATACGTTTTAATTCGTCCTGAACTACGTCAGACTCGAAGAATTTCATAGAAAGAGCTCCTTGAGAACTTTGCGATGCTTATCGGTAGATGTCTTCAGTAATGGTTCGTACTTCGTGATCTTAGTCTTAGCATCTTGCCAAACTGGATCTGTCGCAGTTACGTTCTTACAAAACTCAAACATCTTTTCCATTATAACCACCGACTCTAACTGTATCTTACCACCCATCCACAATTTAATCAAGGTCGGGTGAGGTTTACCAGTGAACAAGTCATTGAAGTTATCACATGACTCCTTCATTGTGCTTGCGTCGCTTTGAAAAATATACGATAAGGATTGCAGTTTTCTTATATAGTCGAGATAGTTCCGTTCTCCGTTGGCGGTCATTGCACCAATCCATTCACTATTCTCTTGTACAAAATTGGATAGGTAGAATCTAGCTAATTCCTCCTCATTATATTTACGTGATAGTTTTACAAAGAAATATTTGTCTTTTCTTTTGTCGTACGTTTCTGGTTTTGCCTTGGCAAATTGATTCCGTGAGAAATCGTAGGTTTTGGTTTTGAAATGATTACGCATGGCAAGATACATGCGATAAGCATCATACCCCTTCACAATGCTAAAAATCCTCTGCTCCCCTTTTTAATGAAATTTAGTTTCTGTGCTTCGTACTTAAGTTTTTCCTTAAGTGGTTTGTTTATTAATTTATTTACCCCTTCTATCTCAATAGCTTTCTCTTCGCAATACATTACTATTGCTTCGATATAGTTGAGTGAACCATCTTTGACGATGTTCTCAATCTCAAGCGAAAACTTGCTCGCTGTCATAAAATTTTCCTCTAGGGCATCATTAAGTTTTTTACCAGTCGCCATGGATACTCCTGTAATAGTCGATGTACTCTTTTAATTTGGGTACGTACGTAAGAATGTCTTTCTTAACAAAGACCTGTGGAGTGCCAGTTTCCACTGCGATGATGGTTACAATTTGTTTAACCTTTAAACCTGTAAGTTCTTGAAACATTATAGCATAAGCGGTTTCTTGTGAGAAGTAGTCTTGTACCCATTCCTCACGCTTGAACTTAGTTGACGTTTTAAAATCTATAATCGCTAGTTCGTTATCATATTCAGCAATACAGTCGACTCGTCCTGCGAGTTTCAGAGTGTGAGAATATAGAGATTCTTCTAGTGCGTGTATATTATTTATCTTGTCAATATAAGGTCGTATTTGGTGGAACAATCCTAATGATAGCACATCATCCCTGTATCTGTCTAGAGGCTTGTTACTTAGATAATCTTCTGCTAACTTGTGACACTTGTTACCACGTGTGGTCGCACGTTTAGATATAGCGTTAGCTTCCTCCTCACCGACCTTACGTCTCCATTCTAATATTGATTTCTTCTTCTTTTCACCAATGACAGTTGTAACGGAAGGGTAGGCATTACCCTCAACGAAGTAACGTCTACCCTTCTCTGTTGTCTTTGCTTTTAAGTTTGGAAAGTTATGTATATTAAGGTGCTTAAAGTCCAAGATTCAATTTATTAATAAGATAAGACTTCACCAGTCCAGAACGAACTATGTCCTGTATACCAAACTCTACCATTTCAAATTCATCCATACCTTGAATGATTTTCATGAAGTCTAGGATACCGTTCTTCTCGTTAGTTTTCAGTAAGTCAGTTTGAGCAGCGTCACCCGCAAATATAATTTTCGTGTTGACACCTAACCTAGTTATAATACTATCTAACTCGTGAAAATTCAAGTTCTGCATCTCATCAACCAACACAATAGCATTGTCTAGTGTGGTACCACGTAGGAACGATGTCGACCAGAATGAGATAGTCTCCTGTGCCTTGAGGTTAGCATATAACATGTTAAAACTAGCATCATCAGGCATCTTGAACATATAGCGTACCATGTTCTGATATGGTATCTGATATAGTTCTGCCTTGTCATCGTGGTCACCAGGTAAGAACCCGATCTCTCTGGTGGGTACCAGTGATCGTACAATATAAAGTTTGTCGTAGGATGTCTGCTCGTTGAGTATCTCCTGTAGTGCTAGGTACATACCTATGAAGGTCTTACCTGTACCCGCAGCACCATACATGTATAAGTTCTTTTGTTTATTGAACGCATCAAAAACTTTCTCCTGACTTGGGGTCAGCGGTTTTATCTGAGTTAGATATCCTGAGTTGATAGGTTTGCGTTTCATTTGTCTCTTAGTTAACCCAACCATTGAAGGTTGTTTCTTGTCTTTAACAGGCATAGAATTAAGGAGCCTCGAATTTAGCGTAAGGGTGATGTTTTTTGACATTACGAAGTCGGTCTTTGAAACCGTCAGGTAACTTGTCCTGATAGTCTCCCACACCAGAGACCACAGCGGGTGATCCTGCTTGCCAGTCTTTGTCCCAGTCAGGATGGTTGTTTCTCCAATCCTCATACTCGGCTAGTGTCATTTGGAGTTCTTTCATCTCTCCTGTTTTTGAATTTTTAACTGGGTAAATTGCCATTATGTTGTCCAATCAAGTGCTTCTGATACTGTAGGGAACTGTTGTATGAACACCCTACGACATGCCTCAGCAATGTCCATGTGTTCTTTTTGTGTCCCGTGAGCACTTCTTAAATTTATATAGTGAACCCACGACCTACATGATCCCGTCATATAGAGTTTAGTAGGGGTTGCTAACGGGAGTACAAATCTAGCACACTCTTTAGCGACACCTGACCGAATGAGTTCATTATATAAGTCTATTCCTTCAGCGAAATAGGTCGCTATGACCTTCTGTAGTCTATCTCTCTCCTCTGGGTCTATATCATCTATACTGTTCTGTCTATTCTTCTCGTCTTGTCTTCTAAGTTCTGGTATGGGTATCTCACCCAATAGGTTAGTGTTAGCATATCGCTGACTAAACTCTTGAAACGTAAATGACCTGTGTCTCAGTATCTGTGCTGCTAGACCCCTAGTGGTGGATATCTCTAGTGTCATAGATGCCTGTTCAAACACTGACCAGTGCTCATGCTGAATACAATACTTGAGTAACCCTGCCACTTTAGGGTTCTCTTGATTATTGGGGTTGGATACTCTTGCGATGTACCCCATAGTCTTTTCAGCATCAGGAGTTATTGATATTAGTTTGACTGGTGTCGGTCTCAATTTCATTACGTTGTGATGATGTATGTTGATAAAGTGCCTCGAATATCTCGTCTGCTAGATCGTCGATATCCTCTGTTTCTGACTTGAACTCAAACAAGTCATTTTTTCTTTTTAGTAGCTCCTTTATTTGATGCGTCGATGTATTTGTTGGCATCGAAGAGTTTTGCTGTGACATTTCCACTTGTGTACTCTATACTTTGTAAACTGCCCTTACCGAGGGAGTCATAGTAACAATCAAAGATATTGACCTTAAGACCAATAATAATATCATGATGCTCGACTCCATCTGTCATGTAAGTGACGATATAGGAATTACGAGGAAGTTTAGGATTGGCAGCGAGTTTCTTGTCGCAATCAATCTCTAAAACGGTAATACCATACTTTTCTGACTTTTCTGGTACATCTTGGTTGCTACCCCAAACGCTCATCCTCTGTTGCCCCACTCTATTTGAGGGAATGCTTCAGATACCACTGCTTTAGTGACTCTGTACTTCTTTTGAATGGTCTTGTTACAAGCACTGATAAACAAGTCTGCTTCATCTTGCTGTAGACCTTCTAATAGTTGAATAAACAACTTTTCTCTGTTCATGTTGTTGAGAGACTCATCTCCTCCTTTGAAAAAGCGATAGAATCCCTTGTATTCATGATCTAGTCGAGTGTGCTCTGTTCCTGCGGGTGCTTCATTCCTATTGAATGGTACGTCACCCTCTGGGAGCAAGAACTTAAGAGACTCATCAAAGTTAATGATGAGTATTGCTCTTAGTCCATTGTTGTTGTACTTCTGTAATAGTTCTACTTTCTCTTTCTTTGTTTTAGCGGAAGAGACTTGTTGTATAATTTCAGTCAACAACGCATCATTTGGTAATTTTTTTGCCATAATAAGTTTACCTATCAAATCAGTATACTACTAATCGTCGTCATCGTCAAGTAGTAGGTCATCATCCATGAATTTAACTGCTAGCAGTTCTTCATTGACATAAGACCCATTACCGTCCAAAAACTCTGGGTGTAGATTATCTAGTTGACGTTTATATGTGTTCTGGTCAACGGTACCTCTATATATCCATCCTATCACACCGCCTAATCCAAAGGCGAATATGGTGCTCATACTAGCAACATATATCAGTAAATTAGTTTCCATTGCTCTCCGTGATGTCAAATTTAATTCTAAGTCGACACCTCCACTTAAACAAAGGGAGGGTCAAGTCTAAGTCTAGTTTGGACTTCTTTTCCCTCCTGCGTCTTGGGAGCATAAGCTCTATGCCTCTATTTAGCGATGGATTTTTTTCTTCTGCCTGGTCGGTGCTCCCACTCGTATCTTTTGGCATCATCAATAATTCCTCTCAAGTATTTTACAATTTTCCTCGCTTCTGGTTTGCTGAGGAAGTGGTACGCTTCACGAAGTTGCGTATGTTCTGAATCTTTACCGCCCCTGATGTACTCCTCAAGGTCGTGTGCGGTCTCTTCTATCGCCTTAGCGGTAGTTGACTCCAAAAACTCTAATGTCGACTTCCTAGTCGCTTTAGAGTGGGTCAGGAGGGGGTATAGTTTGAACAGGAACCTCTTCTCCAGTATTGCTACGTCCAGTGCTCTTTCAGCAAGTTCGTAGACATCATCAATGGGTTTAGACAAAGTTGTGCTCTCTTAAGTATTTTACTGTGTCGGTACAACCACCGAGTTTCTTTCCATTACAGGTAACTTGGGGGAATGTTGCTCCCTAACCAAATTCCTCATAGAACTCATCTCTTTGGAAGTCCGTATTCAGATCATATACCACATGTTGTAATTTGGCAAGCTCTAAGACTTTTTTAATTTGGGAGCAGAAAGGGCACCCATCCTTCGAGTAGATCGTAAAGTTCATGTTGGGACTTCGTAGTTAAACCATCCAGTAGCTATATATTTCTCTTCAATCTCTGAGATCTGACCTTTGTGAACATGTGTCCATCCCGATGGCCATATGCTGACTCTACCAACAATACACTCCATGGTAAACCCTTGCTCAAGGAACATAGTTCCTCCATCTGAGCAATTATTTAGAAATATGCTCCATGCGAGAGCACGTGTTGTTTGTGGATTTGGGTAATTCTGGAAATTGGTCGTTTCATGGTGCCACAACTTAAAACCGCCTTTTGGTTTATAGTGCTGTAGGTTGAAACTGTCGTGAAGAGTGAATCTGTCCGTATGTTGTAAATTTTTATGATCTTTCTCGTATCGCTCAAATGCCTGTGTAAGGGCACCATAGATTATCCTATGAGTCAGCGAGGACTCCGTAAATCTCGTATAGAGGTCTGTGGAGTCCTTTAAGTCAGGATCGACAAAACCATACCCTATCTTACCTGGTTCACGATCAGGGTGTTTGTTAAAATATTGAATTATGACATTACAATCATCAGCGGTCAAAATGTCATCATATATGCCGATAAAGTTCATTTAGTCATCATATACTAGACACTCAGGTTCATCTGGGTGTAAATCACAAAATAGCTCTAGAGCGTTTGGGTCATGGTGGTCTCCCGCCTTGATCTCTTTTTTATGGTGTTCAGCGTACTCTTGTAACTCCTCCAACTCTACTTTATAGTGCCTTCTAGCAGCACTAGAAACTGTTGGATCGTTTACGTGGTCTAAGTCATACTGAATGTGTTCTTCGATAGTTTTCATCTTGTTAACCTCGTGTACACTATTATTTATCTAAAAAACCCTACAGCGAAAAAATACCCGAAATATTTTTTCCACTTTTCTGGGCACAGAAAGTCGGATTTCCCTCAGTATAGCATAAAAAAAGACCTCCTGTAAACAGGGGGTCTTTAATCTCGAACAATATTATTTATAGTGCGTTACCACGAGGTAGTACCTCTTCTGGGAACACAAAGTTCTCATGTGGTTGGTCGACAGATGACATCCAT